ACTACCCTCCCAGAAATATCTTGATTTGGATATTTTACTTCAAATATAGAAGGATCAAGTGATGGATAAACTACATTTCCTATTGTTGCTGCGTTTATATCATATGCATATGGTGAATATCCTATATTTGTTCCTACTAAATTTGAAAATTCAATATTTTTTACTGTTTGAACTCCTGTTATTTTATCTAAAAGAATATAAATATCTTTTAATATAATTGGTTGATTGATTTGCCATTTATCAATAGCAAAATAATCTTTTAATGCTGTAATACAATCAAATAACACTTGATTACTATTAAATTCAGGTAATACAATAATATCAAAATTTACACCAATATTAATAATAAAAGCATCTTTAATAGAAATAGCATCATTAATCATTCTGTATTGAGACAAGTATGTAGTTAAATTTTGTTTTAAAGCGGTGGATGCTGTGTTTAACTGATTGTTTACGTTATAAGACAATATATATAAATCTAATACGGAATTAGATTCACCAGCGGATAATGTTATTGCTTTGGTTGGTTCAATATATGCTTTTGATATAACTCCATACTTAGCAGGCATTGAAAGTGTTCTTACTAAATAATCATCTTGTGTTACGTTACGTAATTGAGTTGCAAAATTTGCAGAAGCATTTTGTCTAATTTCTTCAATCGTATCTCCATCTCCACCTCCATCAGCTGCTTCGGGATTTGTAACAGCTAATGAATTAAATATAGTTTGTGCTGTTATAGAGTTTAAATTTGAATTTAAAAATGAAATATTAGCTATAAGATTATTTAAATCATTTGAGGGAACATTTGATATTACCCCCCCACCGGTTAAATATCTTACTGTTAATGTTGTTTGTGAAGGTGCAATACCATAAGTTTTTGTAAAAATAAAATTTGAAGGAGAATATGCTGTTGTTAATTTAGACTTTTCAAAAGGTAAACCTAAACCAACATTGTTGGGATTGGGAATAATGGTTTCATCAGTATCATTTGCTGTACCTGCCCCAAATTGTATTTGTAAAGACCCTGAATTTATAAATCTAGTAATAAATCTTCTTTGAACTTGTTCTAATTGAAGAAGATAGGGTGTATCACCTTTATATTGAGAAAGGTTTGGGGAGTTTGGGTTTGTATTTTTTATTGATTTATAAACACATTCTTGAGCTAAATAATCTACTTCATACCATTCATTACTATCAGTATCAAATATATCTAAAATTCCTACAATTTGGGGAGTATTAATTTCAACTGTTGAAAATTGTTGAGGAGCTCCAAAAGTAAATGTAGTAGTGTTGATTGTTGAAGAAATAGCTTTACGTGTTTTTTTTAAAAGATAATATGTTGGATTATTACTTCCATCTATACTATAAATTGATATTTCTGTAGGATCACCTGAACTTGAAACTGAAAAGTCAACGGGGTCTTCTACTAAAAACGTTATATTTGCTGTAGTAGAGGATTGTATTTGAGCATTTTGATCAATGAGTAAAGTATAATCAAAATCTGGAATGTAAGTTGAACCTGATAGTTTAGCTGGTACTTGTTGGTAAAAATCAATATATGTAGTAGCAACTTGAGTTACATTTGGTTTATAACCAAACATATATGCTAATTCATATAAATTATTTGTTTGACGAGCATATTGTAAATATGTTTCTTGGATTTGATTATCAAGATAAAATGATAAAACATCACCTACATAAGCAGCCATCTCCATAAACATCATACCAGGGGATGATGGAGTAAAATCATTATATGTTGTGGGGAAATAAGTTTTAGCGTAATCAACAAGACTAGCTCTTATTTCACTAAAATCTCTATTAATGTATTGAATATTTTTTCTTTTAGTTGCCATTATGTAAATGCTATTTCTACTACATCATTTAAACCTGTATCTTTTATATTATATTTCAATATAATATTAACTTGATTATAATCTTCTGAGGATGTTACTTCTAAAGAATCTATAATTACTTGAGGGAAATATAAACTTAATTGATATTGAATATCTTCTTTAAGTGAATCTAAATTTCCTGTGGTTATTTGTTGAAAAATAAATGCTCGTAAGTTTCCTCCAAATGTTGGATTTAAATATCTTTCATTCTTATTAGTTAAAAAGAAATTAATTAAATTAGATTTAGTAGCTTCTTTTGTAGTATAAGTTGTTCTAAAAACACCAGGAGCATTAAAAGGAATAGCCACACCAACACCTGTTCCAGGTTTAGTATCTATAGGGAATATTCTTTTTGCTCCGAAACTCACTATTTATTCATTAAAGCCATTATTTGATCTAAACTAACATTCCCTTCAGGTAAAGCTCCGTTAATTGTATCTACTGGGGTTGGGTTTATATTTCCAGCGTATTGAGAAGTTGCAATACCACCCATTTGCATTTCTCCTAAAATACCTCCAAACATTGCTTGTCTTTCAGCAGCGGTTAATTGTTTAGGTTTTTCAATATGAGGTTGAGCATAAGTATCTCTTAAAGATTCTTGCACAACCGTTTTAGGGGCACGAACTGCTTCCAAAAGGATTTCTTTTAATTCCTCTTGAATAGCTTCTTTTACAGCTTCTTTTATTAAAGTTTTAAGTTCTGTGGTTTTCATTATTTATAAATATTAAAATTAATAAGCTTTTAAATTATCTCTATCAATTATTAATTTGAGTTCATTGATTAAAGTTTTTGAATTAGTAGTAAAAGATAATTCTGTTTGAATTAGTATAATCCCTGATTGGTTTTTCCCAACAGCTCTTCTACGTGTTACTGTTGGGGTATAAGGAATTTCTTCTATTTCTATAACAAAACCATTATATGTGATTTGATTTTGGGTTTGGGAAGCTTGAAATTGAGTATCTGCTATATCATTTATAATTTTAGAAGTAAGTTCTAAATTAGCGTATTTATTACATGTTTTAATATAAATATCGATTATATCGAGGGTTGATTTTGCTTTTAAAATATACGTTCCTATAATAGATATAACTAAAGCAGAACTACTAATTATACCCTGAGTTTTAGATAATCTAGAATTACCTGATTTATCAAAAGTTATTTTTCTAATTAAAGTTTGTAAATCATTTAAAGCTGCTGGGATGGCACCAGGAATTGCGGGAATGAATTTTGCTGCTAATGAGACTGTTGTTGCAATAGCCTCTGTGGTAGTTATTAGTTTTAAGGTTGTATCTAAAAATGTTGATATTCCGGAAATAGAAGTACCTAATTGATTTATTCTTATTCCAATATTATTAAGAGATTGAACAATATTATTTCTTTGATTTATTAATTCTTTTAAATCAATGTCATTAGGACATACATTATTATCTGGTATGTATTTTTGGATTAAATTTTGTAAAGAAGGTTGGATTATTTGAGGGATTTGGGTTCCTAAAGTAAATATTATAAAAGGTAATTTTGCTGTTCCTTTTGGTTTTTGATCATCAGGGGTAGCATCTTGTATTAAAGTATCATCTACAGTTTTCTGATTTGCTTGAGATAATTGTCTTTCAGCTTTAGCTAATTCTTCTAATCTAATTTGATCTAATTCAATTGGAGTAGCCATTATACTGTGTAATTATATTTAGATTTTAGGTTATTTAAATTAGCTTGTAAAGCGTTTAGTGAACCTTGTAATTGAGTAGCAGCTACGTTTAATGGAGCTATTGGGGTTCCTGGAGGGGTTGAAACTAATGTACTACAAATTTGAGCAAATCCTTCTAAATTTGAAATTAATTGATTTAGTAAATTTATGGTTTGATTACCTAACAATAGAGGTTCTGTTGCATTTTTAGAACCTAAATATATGTTTTTTGATTGTATATTTACTGTTGGAGTATCTATATTAACTCCTTCAATAGCATTTAAATTAATAGATTTTTTAGAACTAAATAAAATATGATCTATTGATGAATTAAATACCAAACGACCTGAGTTTATAATAATTTGCTTTCCAGCATATTGATCAGGGGATTGTGGGGGATTTTTATTATAACTAAAATAATTAATTGATGATGCTTTTAAAGGTATTTTTTGAGTACTTGTAAAATAAATAGAAGAATCATCATTATTAATATCCTCTATAGTTGGGATCCATCCTTCTTCGGTTTGATTTCCTTGACCATTTCTGATTATTGTAATAGGATCTCCATTTTCTCCTGTAGTTGACCAAGTATTTATGGTGTTTTTTACTGTTGAGCCAATTCTTATACTATTTCCCCATCTACCTTCGTAAATGATATCACCTTCAAATGGTAAAAGAGGGTGAATATTAGAACGTTCTTTAAATGT